ACTAACATCTGCTGGATATACAATCATAACAAAAATTCTTAATACGCGTATTATAACTGATATCCCACAAAATAGAGAAAGAATCTATATTGTAGGGTTTAGAGACCCCGAATGTGCTAAAAAATTTACACTTGAATTTCCTGAAGTAAAAACTCGTGAAATTAAAGATGTTGTATTCCAATCTGGAGACGGTATTCCTTCTAAATATTACTATGTCCCCAAAGAAAGACCTGTCATAAGAACAGGTGAAGATGAAACTACATTACCCCTTAAAATATCTAAGTGGGAAAGTGGTCAGAAAATTACAAATATGATTATAGATGGCGTTACAGAAACAAATACTGTATATCAGTTCAGACGTGTATATGTAAGAAAAAATCATAAAGGCGTGTGTCCAACACTTACTGCAAATATGGGTGGAGGAGGACATAATGTTCCTCTAATTAAAGATGACATCGGAGTAAGAAAGCTGACTCCACGCGAATGCTTTCGATTTCAGGGTTTCCCTGATACATATTCATTAGATGGATTGTCTGATACAAATCTATATAAACTCGCAGGTAATGCTGTTTCACTTTCAGTCGTCAAGTTGATTTCGGAGCGGGTGGTAAAAGTTCTTCAAGATGCCCACTAAATATACAAATCATTCTTTCTCTAAAATATTCCTTAGTTTTATCAAAACATAACCGAGCCCGGCGACCTCTTTCGCGCTGTTCACCAAAAGTACCTTTCTCTGTATCAGTTGGTTTTTTTACAGGGAGATTTCTAAATAGTTTAGATGTATTGGTCTCATTTACTAAATACACCTTCAATGTTTGATTTTTTATAAGATCCCTAAGATCTACATACATAATCACATTCCATTTTTCTTTTGGGCCATACGAAATTGGTCCATCAGATGTAAACGCTTTTACTTCAATCTGTGTAAGACAACGACAACGATGTCTGGGAGTTTTCATATCACATAACTTTAAATCTCCACCTTTAATAGCCCAAACCGGATAAGTCCCGAACTTTGAATGCCACGCAAATAAAGCCATGTGTTCGGTAACCTCTGATGGAGGATTGGGTCTACGACACATCTTGCTGTATTTGTTCTTTCTTAGAATGTCATTATTCATTTCGTCAATAGTCCTAGTATATTCTAAGTATGTTTCTAAGAGTTTTCTTACGTGTGATAGTGTTACTCCTTCTAGTTTTGACCGATTCTGAATTTTTTTCTTGAATTCTAAAACACGACTTAAATCACTCTCTGTAAGTTTGTGTGATCTAACAACATCTACGCTATGTATCTCATTCTTCACATTCAGTCGTTGAAGTGGTGTGTTCATTGGTTCAAGCGTTTCCATTGTAATAGAGTATGTAGTCCTGAGCTTAAGTCAAAATGGAAACAGATATTCATTTGTTTAAAAAAAGTCTGAGAAAAATATTTTTTTTCAAAAATAAAAAAGTTTTCTGAATTCTACATGTCATGTCCGTAAATTGACTTTTTGGGTCATAAGTTGCCTTTTTGGGTCATAAGTTGACCTTCGTGCAATGTAAAAAAAGTTCTATAGGGTCAATATTTGGGGGTATGATTTATTATGAAGGTAATAATAGTATTAATGTAAATAAATATGTAAATATTGGGACTTTACAAAATAGTAAACTATTTTAAGCAATCATGGGGATCCTGTATCAAGGGTGTCTCCAATCGCTCTCGCAAATGAAAGAACTTCAGGGCTTGCGCGTATAGCACTACGTGTAAACGAACGAATAAACAAACCATCAAGAGATCTCACACGACTTAACGCTACATATGCTTGTCCATTCGCAAATATACGACTCCCAAGATCAATCTCTGCATAATCAATCGTTTGTCCCTGTGATTTATGAATTGTAATCGCCCAGGCCAATATCAATGGGATCTGCTTCCTCCCAATCTTGTTATGAGGGGTTTCAAACGTAAATTTTCTAACTTTATATATTGTCCCATCCTTTAGCGATATCTTCACCCAACCTGGTGCTAACTCTCTAACAACCCCTCTTGTACCATTTGCGATTCCCTTTTCAACATCAAGATTCGCTGTAATCATTACTTGTGCTCCTACACGAAGTCTAAGTAACGGGTCATATCTTCCGCTATTATCAGCCTCATCAACTGCCCTCTGTTCCGTGAGTCCACTTGGATTTTTTACAGGATCGTCGTCTTCAGGGTCAAGTCTTGTCTTTGGTTTACGATCCAATTTTTTCCACGAAGGAATCGGGTTAAGTTCAACATCTTCTTCGCCAGGTTCATAAATAATCTGTTTCTCCATTGTTTCTGGTTTATATTTGATTTCTGTTAACACATTTAACTTATTCATTTCCTCCCGATTCACAGTGTCGACTTGTGCTCGTGTTGGCAAGATTCGCGTTGGTTTCAAATCACCTTCTGGTGGTTTTCTTACTCGTTCTCGTAATACTGATAACGCTCTCCCTGTAACTCTCCCATACCGAATATTATCAAGGATTTCTTGAAACACAGGATCCGTTGTTTGACGGTAATTCTTCTTCAATACAACCACTTGACTTTTGCTCCGAATCAGACTCGAGAATGGTGGGACTACGCCACGCCCCTTCTCTTCAGGTAAAACCTCAAAGATAAAGGTCTTCTTGGAACCTCGTGGGACAATTGGAGGTAACTGAAAGAAATCACCAACAAATATGATTTGTAATCCTCCAAATGGTTGATCTTTAGCATGTGGTAATGCCAAACAATTTTTTCTTACACGCCTACCAATAATATCCAATTCAAGAGCCATTGTGGGAGTAAGCATACTCACCTCGTCAATAATAAGAGTATCTGTATCAGTCCATCTTTGAACACATTCTTTTCTTCGCATTACTTGCTTTACCCTTTGTTCTATTGTAAGATCCTTGGCACTCATACCGGCCCACGAATGAAGAGTGCGAGCACCAAGATCCGTCATAAGAGACGCTGCGGCACCAGTGAGAGCACACACTCCAACAATCTTAAACGCACCTTTCAGTTCTTTAACAATCTCTCTGATTAAGAATGTTTTACCAGTACCACCGGGTCCCGTAATCAGTAGACTTTTTCCTTCTTTTGCAAGCGCAAGAGCACGCGATTGTTCTTCAGATAATCGTGCTTCGGGTTCCATTCTGTATGTAAAGTTTCTTGGAGTTGGAGTTTAATCAATTCGTTTTTAGGATTTTGATATATATATCAAGATAATCTAAATATTCACATACAATTATAATATATGTGCGGATTTTCTGTTTTTTTAAATTACGAACCATATCTCCGTGAACTTTTTTCAGCAGAAAAAAGAGGTGGTGACGAATCTCGTATATTAAAAATTGATAATCTTGTTTTTGCCTTTCATCGTCTATCCATTAACGGCGTAGACGATGGTTCTCAACCTTTTGTCAAAGATGGTATTGTATTAGTCTGCAATGGTGAAATTTATAATTACGAACATCTATATGAAAAACACGATCTTCCTTCATCGCATACCAAAAGTGACTGTGAAGTGATTCTTGCGCTGTATCGTAAATATAAATCAATAGACTTTATCAATGAACTTGATGGTGTATTTGCGTTTGCTCTATATGATACGCATACAAAACAACTTATATATGCCCGTGATAAATATGGAGTTAGACCTTTATATATAGGGTTTGATAAATCATCTTCGCATATGATTGTATCCAGCACTCTTGGTGCATTCCCGTCAAGTATGAAAGATATTTCACAAATGGAATCTTCATTTGTAAATCTTATAGATACAGTCACGTGTCGTTCTATGGCGAATATTAACTGGTACCGGAATAATCATCCTTCATTGAGTGTTAAAGATGCATTGATCTTTAGTGTAAAAAAGAGATTGATGAGTGAACGACCTATTGGATGTCTTCTTAGTGGTGGATTGGATAGTAGTCTTATCACATCGATTGTTGTAAGAGAGCATCTAAAAAATGGAGGTAAGGCAAGCGATATACGAACCTTTAGTATTGGTATGAAAGGGGCAACAGATTTGAAATATGCAAAGATTGCCGCTGATTTCCTTGGAACAACCCATACTTCTTGGGAATACGATATAGGTACATTTATCAAGAACATACCAAATGTGATTCGCGATATTGAATCATATGATATTACTACAGTTCGTGCCTCTGTTGGAAATTGGCTTGTGTCTAGAAATATTCGTGAAACAACTGATATTAAAGTGGTATTCAACGGAGATGGTGCTGACGAAGTATGTAGTGGATATTTATATTCTAAGAATGCTCCTAGTTTGGAAGATCTTCAAAAAGATCAAGAGCATCTTTTAGACAATATTCAATATTTTGATGTTCTCCGTAGTGATCGAAGTATTTCATCACATGGTCTTGAAGCACGAACTCCCTTCCTTGATAAAGACTTTGTAAATGCGTATACATCAGTAGATATTTCAAAACGGGCACCTAAATGTGTACCGGGTGCATCTTCCGAACAAGAGGTTGATATTACTAAATGGTATCTTAGAAAGCAATTTGAGGGATATTTACCAGACGAAGTTCTTTGGAGAAATAAAGAGGCGTTTAGTGACGGCGTGAGTTCTTGTGAAAGACCGTGGCATACAATTTTAAAAGACCATTATAAAAAGTCATATGGTAAAACCGAAGAAGAGGTATACAAGGAAATCTTTTTTTCCATGTATGGTGATATTCCAGTTATTCCTTTCAAATGGATGCCCAAATGGTCTGATACAGATGATCCAAGCGCGAGAACTCTTAAATGTTATACATAAGAATAACTATCGTTATTAGTTAGATGTCTCTTACTGAAGAACGAAAAGAATGGTATGATAGTCTTGAACGATCCTCCCTTACACCACCAGATTATACATTTGGAATTGTTTGGCCTATTTTATATCTTATGATTATTGCCAGTGGCGGAGTGTATTTGTCAACACCTTCTTTTACAATTCTTGGTGCGGTCTTATATTCACTCCAATGGATACTTAATATTTCTTGGTCTCCATTATTTTTCCGTTTCCGTATGTTAACTCTTTCATTTATTGTAATACTTGCTCTTGTTGTTACGACTGCATTTACAATTGTTGAATTTTCAAATACATCTGCTTTGGCTGCTCTTCTTCTAGTTCCGTATATGTTATGGATTACGTTCGCATCATACCTAAGTGGATATATTTGGTATCATAATAAATAATATGCCTTTACAATTTTTGTTTGTATAATAATAGAATGGCAGATTCTGTTCCATATGATGATGAGCGTGAAACAAGGGAGGAAAAAGAAAGGTGGAGTTCTTTGATGGATTTTACTAAACACAGACGTGCCTTAACTGGGGATGTACCTCTTAGTGAGACACGTATTGAGAAAGTAGTTCATGCGTTTGTAGAAGAAGACAGGGACAGTGTTTTTGAAGTAGATAAAAGTGGTAATTCTATATTAATGGCTGCTGTTCCGAATTTCTATGAAGGTGGCGATCGTGGCAATATGGATGTAGTATGGCAGATTGCAAGGGAACTAACAAAAACTGAATTTGATGAACTTTTAGAAATGAAAAATGACAACGGCGATACATTTGCGAGTTTGGTTATGACACGTGATGATTTCTATAATTACAACCCAGATAAAGTAATTAGGCTTCTAGTAAATCTTAAGAAACTTAACAAACCATCGGTTGATAAACCTATAAAGGCAGGTCCTAAGAGTGGCGGTAAACGACAGAAAAAATCAAATAAAAAGATTTCTAAACAAAAAACACTTAAGAAAAAGGGGTCTAAACGAAAAACTCTTAAGAAGAAGGTGTCTAAACGAAAAAAATCTAAGGGAAAGGGGTCTAAATGAAAACGCCTTATATATAAGCATAGACACGTCATATGTCTTATATGAATGTCTTTGTTATGAAGCGTTTAAAGAACGAGTACGAACTAATACTAAGAGAAAACAATGAAAACGCATATTACATTAAAAAGCCAGACCTTACAGTTCCTAAATGGGAGGGACATTTGATAGATCAATATACAAAGGATAAGTATCCATTTTATATCATTTTTTCAAATAAATATCCCCATGATCCGCCTAAAATTTTCTTTTATACGAAAAGACCCCCTATACCTGTTGCTTTCACGACAAACGGGGAGATGTGCTTAGATCTACTAGAAACATTTACAGGCGACCATCCTGAGTATAAAGGCTCTTGGTCCCCCGCTTGTAGCGTTAATATTTTACTTATTTCAATACAATCGATGATAAAAGATAAAGGAAGGAAAAGGAAGGGGTAGTCCGTTTTTGTCCGTTTTTGTCCGTTTTTGTCCGTATTTGTCCGCTTAACGCAATATTGGGTATAATAGTAGATGGCGAGTCATCGTTTCACAAAATATCGCGATGATACAATGAAAAAAATATTTACATTAGATAGTGATAAAGAGCATATATATAGAATAAGTGTTCCATTAGAAGATTGGAATGATAAAAACAGAAAAGCGTGTAATAGATGGGTTCAGTCTATGAAAAAGGGTAATACCACTCCATTTCGTTGGGGTAGTATTGAAAAAATAAAGAATGAAGAATTTCACGATCCCACACAACAAATCTGTACGTTTTGTAAGAAGACATTTAAGAGTAAGTCTGGGTTTTCACGACATCGTAAAGTATGTAAAGAATCTTTGAACTCTAAAAACGAAGTGGCTGTCATCGGGGAACATCCGCGAAAAAAGACAAGACCATTCGGTAATGAAAATCCAAAATGGCTTACTTCAGAACTATTGTATGGTGTTCTTAGTAACATTCATCACGCAATACCTGAGATGATGCGTAATAAACATTTTAACGATAAATTCCCTGAAAATCAGAACCTAAGAATTGATAATCATGCGGATATTGATAGCCGTATGCAGGTTTTTGAAGAGGGTCGGTGGATGGTGAAAGGTAGTCGCCAAACCTTTTACAAAGTATTAGTTAGTATTTGCGATATACTAAGTGAGGCCCTTGAAGAAGAAGAGGAAGAAGATGATAAACGTGACGAAGAAGATCATGAAGACGATGGTCATATAGATCGCGAAATTCGTAGACTTAGAAACTCAGAAAGGTTTGTTCATAAAATTAATCAAATAAGACCACTTTGGGATACGCTTCGTGAGAAAATTACAGACCCCGAGCAAAGAGTTGACCTTTGGGAAGACTTGAAGACGCTCCTTCTTGATAGACAACTCGCTGTATCCCAGGGTTTTACGTAGTGTAATATAGATGCGTTCATTCCCGATTCAGATCGTAATGATTTTGCTTATTTTTGTGTTTGCTGGGATTAATAAAATATTTAATATTGATTCTACGGCTCAAGGTCTTATGAATGTATCAGGTCTAACATTTTTACCGTCAATACTATTCCAACTTGCTATTGTAATTGTAATCATTCTTGAGATTTTCGCTCCGTTGGTTGTGATTGGAGGTGAATATAATATCTTTGAGAAAACATATTCACGAGTGGCAGTTCAGTCTTTGATAGCATTCACCATTCTTGCTACATTATTGTATCATCCTCCAACTGACTCTTCACAGATGATTCCATTTATGAAAAACCTCGCACTTCTTGGTGGAATGTGGTTAATTTATGACAATATCGGTAAGAAATAATTCTGAAGACCGTAACTTACTACAATAGATACAATGAATGCCAATGCCCCCCATACGCCAGCCCCTGCTTTTTTGTAATATGGTTGAAGTGATTTACCGAATATATTGAATCTATAAATCAAGTCGTCTATAATAAACCCAATTGGAAACGCCAGAATCAATAAGAGAAGGAGTTCAAATAATGTAGACGGAACCGCGACCCCGATTGTTACATATGTTATAATGGTTAGTATTATTGTTGCCAGAGCAACTGTGATACCAGCATAAGAAGCCGCTGCTAAAATAGATTTATGTTCAAAATATGGTTTCAAAGAGTCAATGATAGTAGACTTAATTGGGAAAGGTGAAGGGGGG